GCGCTCCTTTTCGCTTCATCCAAATCCACCAGATATTCCCGCACCACATCCGGCATGGGCCACAGATGCGCGACGGAAAGCGCCTGGTCGGCAGCGAACCGCCGCAGAAACTGCGTGGCGTCAACGGTGGCGAGAATGGTGCGCTCGGACGAGACGCCCTTGTCGCCTTCGGCTTCCACAATCTTTCCGCCCACGCGGACCTTGTGGAGCAGCGGGCCGGGCGCGTACTGCAATGCCTGAAACGGCGTGCGCGACCAGTGGTAGCCGCTGAAGCACATCTCGATCACGCCCGTATGTACGAGCGTGTGCCCGATGGGCGGGATTGGCGAACCGTCGCGGAGTTTGTCTCCGGTGAAGTGCCAGGCAATGTCGGCTTGATCGGCCATGTGGGCCTCCCTCGTTGCGGTGAACGAGATGCAGAGTAATCGGGAAAAATCCCGGCGTCAATTAAAATCGGGAAAAATCCCGTTATAAATCTGTCGGAGCCGTTGCGAGGCTCCACTCACAGAGATTCGCGTGGAGGAACCTTCCATTGCCTGGGCGGGCGGGCTGTCTTAGCTTCATCGCAGATATCGGGAGGCAAGGATGCGGATACGGACAGCGATAGCGGCGCTGCTGCTCTTTTCATCAATAGCTTGCGCAGACGAAATCATGCTTCGAGGCCCGTCAAAAGCCAGTTCAGGCTGCATTGAAGCACCCTCGCCAGAGCAACTGCATTCTCGCCCGAAATCGACTTCTTCGAACCGCGGAGTACGTCTCGGACATAGTCCGGCTTTAGCCCAGCATCGCGCGCCACTACTGCGGGTTTTAGGCCCAAGTCATCAATTCTGCGCTGGATGCGTTCGGCAAGCGTGCTCATGTTCGGGAAGTTACCCGATGGACACATGGGAACACTATCGGGAATAATCCCGTTTTGCCTTGACAATCGGGAAATTTCCCAAGTATGGTCCGGGCCATCATGTCGCTCAAGGATCAACTTCTTCGCGTTGCCAATGCCTACGCTTCCTCGCTCAAGACGAGGGGGAGAAACGGGCTTCCATCACTCGCCGGTATCTCAACGAGAGTATTCGGCGACGGGAAGACATTTGCCAGGATTGCAGCTGGCGGAGATGTCACCACGACGAGTTTCGAAAAGGCCATGCGCTGGTTCTCTGCCAACTGGCCGGATGATCTGGAATGGCCTCAAGGGGTTGATCGACCCGTGGTCTCCACGGCTTCTGGGGAGGCCGCATGAACCCCATTCTCTGCGCGCTCCTGAACCCGTTCGCATCCATTGGCAGATCGGTGCTCATCGTCACGTGCCCGGACGAGCATTCGGAGATTGCACATCATTTCGGCGCACTGTCCTTCCTCCGCGACCCCTCCCTGTGCTTCGCCGCCCGTGAACAGGAGAGAGGCGAACTGGTGGCCGTGTTCTTCGATGCCTACAGGCGGGAAACCCCATCGGACACGACAAAGGAGAAATCGTCGGAGCCGGTCCATGACATAGGCTTGACCGAAAGCACTATCCCGTTCGAGAGCCTCAGCGGCAGCAGCGCATCCATCAAGCAAACCTTTGCCGCAACGCTGGCGGAGCACGAGAAAAAGCCGGTGCCGCCATCCAGTGACTTCCCGTGGCTCAGGGTCAGCATGACGCGGCCTTCCACCACGCTGCCATCCGGCAGCGACAAAGAGCCATCCGTATCCATCCGCCGCAGGCTGCTCATCATCTATCCTCCAGCTGAAAGGCCGGAACTTCATCCTCATTTCAACGCCCTGGCAAGCCGGAACGGATGCCGGCTCGTGTTCTCCGCCACTGACCGCGACACGTGCGAATCCGTTCTTGTGATCTTCGAGGCCACCACTTCGGAGGCCGCATGAACGTGTATGACGATGCTTATTGGGTGAGATTGCTCAACGAGGAATACGCCCTCATTCATCGGAATTGTGGTGAACAACAGGCGTCCACCCCTTCATGCCAGTGTTGTTGTCGGGCGGGTCGATGCTGTCCGCAAGTTGGCGGCAAATCCGAAGGTCGAGGCGATCTCGGCCTTGTGGCTCAGGGCGGGCCTCGCGTTCAGCTTCGGCGGCCTGATTTCGTAACCTGGCTGCAAAGTCAGTCCGCGAAACTACTCCGGCTCTATCGAGGTCAACGATGATCATTGCGATGATCAATCGCAATGCCGTGACCTCTTGGTCATTGGTGATGGACATGATTGAACCTCTGTGTCTGTCATCAGCAGGGCGGCGCTGTCACGCCGTCCTGCATCCTTTCTCGCAGAGTTCGCGGGCCAGCAACAGACTGGCAGTTTTGCGCACGCCTGCATTCCAGTTCTCCCTCCCCGCCCGCTGCAATTCCCGATTTGTCACTGCAGCAAGTGCCCGCTCACGGCATGGCGGCAACTTGGCCCGCGTAAGAGACGGCGCGGGCCTTTTCAATACCTCGCTTCGGGCCTCCTACCGGGTGTCTTGCGGCATCCGACTGAGTAGAGACGCGCGATCCGTTCCCGATGCGAGGTCAGGGCCGTTTGCGGCAAATCGCGCGATCCGCATGAAGTCACGGCGGGGGCATCGAAGCTGCTTCATACAGCGCCCCCGCCGCCTTTCAACGCTCTTCGGTGAGGCGGCGCAGAAGCTCTTCGCTCACCACACCAATCGTCACCAGCCCGCGGCCCTGCCGTCCGCGGTCTGCGTGGTGGGCGCGCTCGGGGTTTCTGTCATGCGTACCCCGGCGCGCCCGCCTGTAAGCCCGGAAGTCAATCACTGCACCCATGGAACTGTCTCCACTCGTTCACTGCCTAGCATCGGTGAACATAGGAGAGGTTCTTTCCATGGATTTGGAGAAAAATTCCATGACGGCGCTGGCTGAGAAGTTGGCAGTCTTGGGCGGTACTGGGCCGCTGAAGCAGCGTGAATGGCGCATCCGCTGCCGATTGGGATGGCACAACAAGGCATCAAGCGCCGTGCGCCACATGCTCCATAGGGAGCGTCTGCCTTCGCTGGACGAGGCGAAGGGAATCGAAGCGGCATACCTCCGGTATTGCGCAGAAAGGATTGAGGCCAATGCGAGGGAGAATGTCGCTCTCATTTCCACCATGCGAGCCGCTCTTGCCGCGATGGAAGCGAGCGACCCGGAGTTTTACAAGCCGCACGTTGAAGCGGTGCGCGAAATGCTGCTTCAGCGCTGGGCTCAGGCTCTTGAGCATGGCGGACAAGATCGAGGGGAGGACGCATGATGCAGGCAAATCTGTTCGACTGGGTGCCGCCGAAGATCATGGGCAATCGTGATGGCGTCACCTTTGACGCCAAGCGCGATGGCGCGCGTCTGGACGGACAGGCTGCGGACGTTTTCCGCGCGATGTCTGACGGCGCATGGCACACGCTGGCGGAGGTGTCCGAAGCCACTGGCCATCCCGAAGCATCGGTAAGCGCGCGCCTCCGCGATTTTCGCAAGGTGGGCTACTCCGTCGCGCGTGAATACGTGCGGCGCGGCCTGTGGCGCTATCGGCTGGAGATGCAGTAATGGGCCTCCGCCGCTACGCCAATAAACGCGACGAGAACGAGGGGGCAATCATTGCCGCGCTCGAAGCCATGGGCTGCCTCGTGGTGCGGATGGACAAGCCCGTTGACTTGCTCGTGCTGCTCCCCGCCGGGCGCGGCATCGTGCTGGTGGAGGTGAAGACCAAGCGCGGCACGCTCACCCGTGACCAGGAAGACTTTGCCGAATACTGGCCGTTCCACGTCCTGCGCTCGCCGGATGATGCGATTGCCATGGTGCAGACAATCAGGAAGGCAGCCTAATGAATCCCGCTTATATAGATTTCCTCGCCCGCAAGGCCCCGCGCGCACAATCGTCAGGATTCGAGCCGAAGGCGCTGCCGGGCCACTTATTCGATTTCCAGCAGGAATGCGTGGCGTTCTGCCTGAGGAAGGGCAGGACCGGGCTCTATCTGGACACCGGCCTTGGCAAGACCCGTTGCCAGCTTGAATGGGCGGCGCAGTCTGCCGAACAGTCCAACGGCAAGGCGCTGCTGTTGACGCCGCTTGCTGTGGCGAAGCAGATCGAGCGCGAGGCAACGGCGCTGGGCTATGAGGCGCGCGTGATCCGCGATCAGTCCGAAGCCCGCGACGGGATCAACATCTGCAACTATGACCGTCTCGACAAGCTGGACGTGAACGAGTTCGGCGCGGTGTCGCTGGATGAAAGTTCCATCCTCAAGAGCTTCAACGGAAAAACCTGCGAGGCGCTGATCTCCGCCTTTTCCGGCCATCGGTTCCGGCTATCTGCCACGGCCACGCCCGCGCCGAACGATCACATGGAGCTTGGCAACCAGGCGGCTTTCCTGGGCGTGATGCAGGCCAATGAAATGCTCATGCGCTGGTTCATCAATGACACCAAGGAGGCGTCTCAGCAGTGGCGTCTCAAGGGCCACGCTGCCGATGATTTCTGGGATTGGATGGCCTCATGGTCGCGCATGGCGCAGAACCCGGAAGACCTGGGCTATGACGGCTCGCGCTACGTCCTGCCGCCGTTGAACGTCATCCGCCACAAGGCCGCCGGCACAAATGTAAAGCCGATGGATGGCTCGCTGTTCGTGGCCGATCTCAGCGCCACCAACATGCATGACGTGAAGCGTCAGACGGCAACCGCACGGGCAGAGTTGATTGCATCTCTGGCTGACGGGGCTGAGCCGTTCATCGTCTGGACAGACACCGATTACGAAGCCGATGCCGTCAAGGCCATGATGCCGGATGCGGTAGAAGTGCGCGGCTCCATGCGGATCGAGCAGAAGGAAGAGAACCTAGAAGCCTTCGCGCTGGGCCAAGCCCGAGTCATCATCACCAAGCCATCAGTGGCAGGATATGGCCTCAACTGGCAGCACGCCGCAAACATGGGTTTCGTGGGCCGCTCGTTCTCCTACGAGGCTTGGTATCAGGCCGTGCGCCGTTCCTGGCGCTTCGGCCAGACGCGCCCCGTCAACGTACATATCGCAGTGGCAGAGGGCGAAGATCAGATTGGCCGCGTGATTGACCGCAAGGCGTCCGATCACACCGCCATGCGTGATGCGATGGCGAAGGCCATGCGCCGGGCCGTGCATCGATCCGACGCCGTAAAAGTAACTTACAAGCCAGAACACATTGGGAGGTGGCCGTCATGGCTCAAGAGTTCCGCTGCTTAAATCAGCTTTCGGGCAGTTCATTCAGCGCCATCAATGGCGATTGCGTGGATGTGGTGCGGCAGTTGCCGGATAAGTCCATTGGCTTCTCTGTCTATTCGCCGCCCTTCGGTGATCTGTTCATCTATTCCGACAGCGAAGCCGATATGGGCAACTCGTCGTCCGACGGGGAGTTTTTTGACCATTACGAATTCCTGATTGAGCAGATGGCGCGCGTGATGATGCCGGGGCGGCTGGTGGCCGTTCATTGCTCGGACCTGCCGTTCCGCAAGTGGAAGGATGGCAAGCTGGGGATCAAGGATTTTTCCGGCGACATCATCCGCGCCCATGAGCGGCATGGGTTCACGCTGCACAGC